TCCTGGAAGGCGGCCGCCCATAGGAAGGCTGACGCCACCGTGGCAAGCAAGGCAGGCAGAGAACGGGGCAGCATCCGCTCAGCCCTCCCCGTAATAGAAAAGGCCGGCAAACCACAGCAGGGCGTCGACCTCCCGTGCATGCTTGGCATGGCAGGGCAGCCACGGCGTGCCCCAGTCCTGGATTTCGAGCCAGCACCTAGCCGGCTCGCCGTGGTTGAGCTCTCCCATCATCCGAAGGGCAGGGCCGCCGGTGCTGAGCAAGACCTGAAATTCTTCCGGGCCTACGTCCTCTCCTGGCGTGTGCCAGCCGCTGCGCACCTCGAGGCTCAGCGGGGCCTCCCTCATTGCGTCTTCGATCCGTTCCCCAGCCACGTTGTGGTTGGTGCCGTCGTAACCGTGCTCCCTCAGCACGGCCTTTGCCTCGAGGGATAGATGCTTGCCCTCTCCCTCCTCAGCACAGAAGCCGTAGGCCTCGCATGCCGCGGTGATGGTATCCAGCCACGCCCTGCCGTTCTGCTCGGCGGCGCTGGTTTGCTCTGTCTCTTTCGTTTGCATGGCTCGGAACGTTTGATAGGTGTGTAATGGGCTGCCGTTAAGGGCAGCAGAGAAGGGAGCGCGCTCCCCTCAGGGCTGCCGTCAGCTGTAGCGGGGGCCCGCACCCCGCATGCGTCGCCCAATTGGGCAGGTGAGCGGTGAACACGGGCCCGCGGCAAAAACCAGCCGGGACAGGCAGGTGGGGCTTGCGTCCCAGACCTCCACCGCCAGGCCGCGGCGAAGCGCTGCCCGGATAGCGTCCGCTGCCTCCCAGCGGCTGTAGCTAGTCGTTTGGTGCGGGCTCAGCTTCGGCCCGCCATAGGTGGTGATGGCCGGCCACCACCAGGCTTCCACCATGGGGCAGGGCGCCACGTCGTAGGCACACCAAGCGCCCGGCTCCGAGTAGCGGTGCCACTCGGTTTGAGGTGCTGCTGCGGTCTCTGTCGTTTGCATTGATTTAGGTGTGTGGTGGGGATAGGTGAGATCAGGCGGCTAGGCCACCCGGTGCCAGACCGGTCAGGCATTCGCCATCGCAAGTGACCGCCAGCACGATCGCCTCCGCATCGGTGCTGATGCGGTAGGCCACAGCCTCTGAGAGACAGCGCCCTTGCCAAGTCGTACGGGCCAAGCAACCACCGTCAAACAAAAGGTGGGGATAGGCGTGATGCGTCGTCGTCTGCATTGATTTAGGGGTGTGGTGGGGATAGGTGATAAAGGCCCCCGTAGGGGCCCGGTGCTGAGCTCAGCGCACCAATAGGGCAGCCGTCAGCAATGCCACTAGGCACCAGAGGGCAGCCTGCCTCTCCTGCATCTCAGCGATGCGCGCGGCCTGGTCATCGATCATCTCGAGTGAGGCGGTGATGATCTCGGCCTTGGTGCTCCGCTCCGTCGTCTCCATCTGTTCTCTCCGTGGTGGGTACTCCTCCGGCCCTGTTGCCGGAGGCTTCCCCATTGTTGCCTCTATGGGTGGGGGCATGCACCCCGCTCCCCCCCCCTGCGGTGACCCATTGAAATATCCCTTAACAGTGCCACGGGGCACCGGGCCGTTTCGTTCGCCCCTGTCTCACCCCTGTCTCGCTCTGCTGATGGGGAATGCCTAGGGCGGGGCAATCAACAGACGGAGCACCCCGGACCGGCAGGGCCACCCCTGCCCCCTCAGGCTGGCCATGGGCACCCCCTGCCCCCTCGGGCTGGTGCTCACCAGCTCGAAGCCGTGTCCAGCTTGCGTACCTGTCATCTCTGCAGATACGCAAGCGGCCAAACCCCTTGCCACGACTGGTGTCCAGTGGGGGCACGCTCTGTCCAGTGGACACACACCCCCCCTGGGGCCTCTATAGAGGGCCGGCAGGCACCCCCCAGGGGGGTAGCCGCCGCCAACGCCATAGGCGTAAGCCCCTGAGATTTTCGGATCAAAAAAGTTGATCCAAGTGCACCTACCGAGTCACGCCCGAGCTGAGCCAAGTACGACGCAGTCGAGACGGGTGGGACGGGGGTGGACTTAGGTGAACCCTCTTGAGCCCCGTGACGGGGTGTGAGAGGGGACAACTGGCTGCTGGCTGTTGGCTGTTAGACGACCGGCGGCAGCCGTCTTATGGCTGTTGGCTGTTATCCACAGGGGTCCTGGGGAACTGGGTTCGTTGGTAGGTGGAGCGGCGTCCGGCCTGTGGCCGGCCTTGCTCCTGGCTACGCGGTGAACCTGTACCGGGCAGCCGAGCTGCCCTATTGACCTAGGTGGCAACCGCAGGCAGGCACAAAAAAAGGCCGCCTGGCCCAATGATTAGCTATGTACCCTTGCTGAAGGGGATTGTTGACCCCCATCGTACACCTGCGTGTCAAGCAGGGGCTGGGCACAAAAAGACCCAGGTGGTGGCCTGGGTCGATTTGGGTAGATTGTTGAGGTCGACGGTGTTAGCGCACCTCGACCAGCGACCACCTGGAGAGAGCAGGCGATGACGCCAGACTATCAAGCCCAGCAACAGAACATCTACATGGCCAGCGTTCAGCAGCACATGCGGGATGAGTGGCAGGGGACGTCGGCCGACCGACGTGGCTACAAGGCCGTCATGAAGGACTGGAGGGCCCAGCACGGCCTTGTAGACGGCCTCAGGACGGACGAGGCAGGCTTTGCTGCGTACCTGGCCAAGAGGCGGGCAGAGGACGCGCAGCGTCGTCCTGGCGGGCGGCAGCCTGATCGCAGGTCAAGACCAGTCTCGGTGGATTTGAGGCCGCCAGGGAGCCTTGGGGCTCCCCGCGAGGCCCTTGATTTAGGGAGGGGCGCACTTCTAGCCCGGGCCAGTGGACCAGCTCTTCCCGACCTTCTTGCCCACAAAGCCCTACACTGACGTCGTCCAACGCTGCGCCGAAACAGTTGTTGGGTAGGTGCCTGTGGTGGGTACTGACCTGGGGGCCTTCTTGCCGAGGCCCCTCAGAATTGAAAGACGGAGACGTCGTTCCATGGCTGCTCACGACATCAACATCAACGAACAACTGGCCGACCTGCACATGGGGTTGGCGTTGCTGTTGCAGCAAAAGATGCAGGACGGCACCATCACCACCGGCGAACTGAACATCCTGCGTCAGTTCCTCAAGGACAACCAGATCAGTGCTCAACCGGTTGAAGGCACACCCTTTGGAGATCTGGTGGCTTCACTGCCTGACCTGGATAAAGTGGTGCAAATGCCAAGGCGCAGGGTCGCCTGATACCCATGCCTACCTACGTCAGTGGCCCGAATGAAGGCCCCGTACAAGTAACAGGCCCGAACGGGGCATCGTTGCCCGTCACCCTGGACGGTGGATCGGTCACGATCTCGAACATCACGGTTCCCACCAGCGTCACGGTCAACAACACCAACGCTGCCCCGGTGCCTGTCAGTGATGCTGGCGGCACCCTGTCGGTTGATGACGGTGGTGGCTCCATCACGGTTGATGGCCCTCTGACCGACACCCAGCTGCGGGCCACCGCAGTGCCTGTGACTGGTGGGCTGACTGACACCCAGCTGCGGGCCGCGGCAGTGCCTGTGACTGGTGGGCTGACTGATGCTCAGCTCAGGGCTGCTGCTGTGCCCGTATCTGGTCCCCTGACCGACACCCAACTCAGGGCATCAGCGGTCCCTGTCGTCACCACGGTCGCTGCACGGACGCCCACCACCACGTCGGTGACCGGAACCACCTCGAGCGTCTTGTTGCTTGCGTCCAACGGCAATCGCGATGGACTCACCATCAGCAACGTGTCGACCAGCAAGCTGTACCTGTCGTTCAGCAACCCTGCCACGATCGCCAACTGCTTCATGGAGATGCAGCCCGGGTCGTTCCTGCTGTTTGATCAGCAGCTGATCGTCACCAATGCGATCTACGGCATCTGGAGCAATGCCAACGGCGCCGCTCAGGTCACTGAGTTCGTCTAATGGGCCAGTACCTGCCGGCTCCAGAGGGCAGCCCCAGCATTGGCGTAGCGCCAGGCGGCCTGGAGAATCAACTCCTGGCCAAGGCCAGCGATCTCAACTACGACACCGAGTGGATTGACGCTCCGGCTGGCACTGGCACTGGCGGCCAGGGACCCCAAGGACCCCAGGGGCCGCAAGGGCCCGCCGGCCCTGCAGGCGTGGTCGCTGCAACGGCGCCGATCAGCTACAACAGCGGCACGCAAACGGTCAGCACCAGCATGGCCACCAGCCGCCTGTTGGGGCGGACATCGACTGGCACTGGTGTGGCTGAACAGATCAGCGTCGGCTCTGGCCTGTCGTTGTCGTCTGGCACGCTGAGCGCCACCCTTGGCGGCACCAACCTCTCCTACACGGCCAGCACCAGGTCGCTCGACTCGAGCACCGGCGGCGATGTCACCCTGCCCCTGTTCACCAGCACCCTGGCTGGCTTGACGCCTTCGTCTGGCGGTGGCACCACCAACTTCCTACGGGCAGATGGCAGTTGGGCGGCTCCGCCTGGCGGCGGAGGTGGCGGCAGCTCCGTGGGCGACAACTTGCTCCTCAACATCACCTGCATCTAAGCCATGGCCACTTCACCCGCCTTCATCTCCACGCCACGCATCGGCCGCCTGTCGCTGAGCACAGTGAACACCGCCACCGATGGCACTGGCACGATCAGCGATCTACTGGTGGGCGTCTCTGCAG